TAGATGATAGTGCTACTAACGATAATAAAGAGAATGATACAGAAGATGAAGATAATTCATCTGATGATGAAGTAAAGAGTTCTTTGAATGATGAGCAATTTCAAGCTTTTGCAGAAGAAATTGGATTAGAAGCTAAAACTCCAAAAGAGTTTAAGGAAGCATTAATCGAATTAGAATCTACTGTAGAAACATTAGAAGCAAGGAATAAAGAGCTTGAAGAAAAATTATCTAATAGTGGTGTTGTAACAAATGAAAAAGTTACAAAGCTAAATAATTTGAAATCTAAAGAAGATGAAGAATTAGTTAGATTAGATTTAAAGCAACAAGGTTTTTCTGATGAAGATATAGAAGAAGCAATAGATACTTATACGGATAATAACCTATTAGGTATAGAAGCTAAGAAAATTAGAAAAACTATTGATAGAGCAATTACAAATGAACAAAAACATATTACACAATCTACGCAGGAAGCGAATGCAAAGCAAGAGCAAGAGCGTGAAGAAAGTGTAAAGCTTTTAACTGAACATATCAAGAATACTAAAACAATGTTTGGTATGAAGATAGCGAAAGACGATGCAAGTCTTGAAAAAGTTCAAAAAGGGCACCTTAAATATATTACAAGTGGTAATTACTTGAATGATATATTAAAGGATAGTGAAAGTCTATCGCAGTCTGCTTGGTTATGGAAAAATAAAGACGTAATCATAAAGGCTATTGGTAGCGAAAACTTTAACAAAGGGAAAGAATCGATTCTTAATGATATTGGGAATCCGGAAGTTTCACGAACACAAAGATTTAAAGGTCCAGATTCAGGTGATGGATTTAACCCAAAGAAATTTGTGAACGGCAAATAAATTATTTACAAACTAAAAAAATTTAAGCCTTATGAAATTTCATAGCGGAACTTATGGTAAAGAAACCATAGAATCAAATTCGTTAACTACGAATTTATTAAAATATCCTGAGATAGCTAAAACGATGATTCGTCAATATCCTCAGTATTCGTTAAACTACTTCCTTGATGGAACAAGTAGATTTGCAAAAGAAGAATTAATTGGAGAAAATGCTTTTAGATGGCCAATCTTAGGAAGATTGAACAGACCATCTACTTGTACTGGTACATCTGCTGGAACAGGTTTAGGGCATGCTTCTTTCACAGTTGAGTTTGAAGAAAACTACATCAATCCAAATGATGTTGTTAGATTCAAAGGTGGTGTTCAAGCTATCGTAATGGGTGAACCAGTTGCTTCTGCAGGTGGGTACACATTTACTTTCAAATTACAAACTAACGATCCATTGTTACAATTAGATGTAGCTGGTGGTGCTGTAGCGGCAGGTGTTACTGTTAATACTGTTGGTTCTGCTTTCCCTGAAGGTTCAGAAAGAGGTTACGAAAACCACGTTTACCCAGATTGGTATATCAACCACATTGGTATTAACAGAAAGTCAAAATCAATTACAGGTTCAGCTTTAACTGATATTACTTGGATTGAGAATGGAGGACAAAGATTATGGTTCTTTACTGACGAGAAGTTAATGAGAGAAGAGTTCTTGTACCAAAAAGAATTAGATTCTTGGTATTCTGTATCTACAATGGATGCAAATGGTAACTCTACTGTAATTGGAAATGATGGTAAGCCTATCGTTAAAGGTGATGGTGTTTTAAGACAGATTGATTCTGCAAACATCGATACTTATGGTGGTCAATTAACTGAAAAAATCTTAACTGATTTCTTAGCTCAGTTACAATTAAATACTGGAAACAAAAACGCTCATTGGTTTGTATTCACAGGAACAGCAGGTAAAGTTGCATTCCACGAAGCAATGAAAGATTTAGTTTATCCTTCTGGTAACTTAGTATATGATGCTGCTGTTGGAGCTGAAACTGAAATAGGTGTGAACTTCACTACTTATAATGCTTTAGGTTCAAGAATGACGTTAGTACACAATCCATTGTTTGATGATCCAAACTTACATGGAAATGATATTGACCCTGCAACTGGTTATCCTAAAGAATCTTTCAGAATGGTATTCTTGGATATGGGTGTTACTGATGGTGTAGCAAACATTGAAAGAAAAGTGAAAGGTGCTGGTGGTATTGATAGAGGAATGATTATCAAGTATATCGCTGGTATGGTAAATCCTTTTGACCAAAAGTCAATGAATGCTGCTAACGGACGTGATGCATTTACTGTTGAAGTATTATGTGAATCAGGTATAATCGTAAGAAACCCGCTTTCTTGTGGTCAGTTAGTATTTGCGTAATTAATTATTTTTAATAATAACCTTTTTAATAGAATAAAGAAATGGAAATGGAAAAGCTATCAAATGCTAAGGTAAAAGAACTTGCTTCTAATGCTCCTAATTCGGGTAATGTAGAAGTAAGGTTGATAAACCCTAAAAAAACAGGAACAATTACGCTAAGAGGATACGGTGTTAATGGTGTGTATAGACCATACGTTGATGAACATGGAAACCATAGAGTTTTAAGAATCAAACGTACATTGTATTTAAATATGGAAAACTTGAATGATAGGCTTACCTATATGCAGGTAAGCCTACATCCAATCTACGTAAAAGGTGCTACACCAACGTTAAAGATTGTTGACCATAATCAAGATGCTGATAAGTTTGTGGAAACAAAAGATTTATCGACTAAAGCAGATGCTATTATAGCAAAACTTAGTGGAGAAGATTTAAAAGATTTCGCAAGAATACTTTTAGTTACAGTTAAGCCTGGTTCTTCTGATGGAGTAATAAAGAGAAGTCTTTATGAAAAGTCTGCATTAGAGCCTACCTTAATTCTTGATGAATGGAATGATGAGAGTAGAGAGATTAAATCATTAATCAGAAAAGGAGTTGAAAAAGGAATATTCGTTTATAATAGAGGAAGATATACTTTCCAAAATGAATTAATGGGTATGAACTTTGAAAATTCTGTAGAATGGTTAAAGGCTAATCAAGACTTAATTCCTTCAATCGAAAAATTGTTGTTTGCTAAAAATTAAATAAAATGACTATTATTGAAATGCATGCTCTTTGTGATTTGCTTTTAGATAAAGCTGATTCTCCTTGGTTTACTTCGGAGGAAAAAGATAAATTTATAAATCTTGGTCAAGAAGAATTTGTACAGACTCAATATGAGCAATTTGAATTTAATGAAAAAGCACGTAAGAATCTTTTGCCTTTAGTTAGAAGTTCAAGCGGAACTAATACATCTACTATTAATTTAGATGCTATTCCGATGTATATGTACACTTTAGGTTTGTCTGGTAATTTCAATAGCCCTTGTGGTGGGAATATTACAAGAAAAATTTCTCCTTTACAAATTGATGATGAAGCAGAAACAGAACAAGATCCTTTTAATAGAAGTGCTGATGATAACCCAAATTATGTAGAAGAAAATAATGGAACAAATAACGTGTGTCTGATTAAGTCAGACACCGTTCCTGTTTCATATACTTTGAAATATTTAAAGCAACCTCGTAAAGTTAAAAATGATGAAACTACACCTGCTAATAATGTTGATTCAGAAATGCCAGACTTTACCCATGAGGATATTGTTTACATTGCTGTAAATAAGATGTTAGCAAATACGGAACAGTTTCAGAATTATCAAGTAAATAAAGTAGAAAATATTGAGTAATTTTATTGTTATGGAAAATGTAACTTATACTAAGAATCAATTAGCAGACTTTTCTGTTAAAGAATTAAAAACATTACCATTATTTGCTAAAATAGACCCTAAAGGTTTAGATAAAGCAGGTATTGTTAATGCTATGTTCAAAGCACAAGAGGAAGCTACTGAAATAGAAGAAACTAATGGCAAAGCTGAAATTAAATCAGAAGATGCAGAGGCTAATACTGATGCAACAACTAATTTAGATAATGAAGCTGATTCAGAAGATGATTCTAATTCTGACGAAGATAAAGAAGAAGGAAATGAAAATGTACAATCAGAAAAGTCTGAAAAGGTTGTATTTCATAGAAATAATAATAAAAGGAGAAATCCTATGACTTTTCGCTAATTAAGTATTAACCTTCAAATTTATAAAAAATGTCAAAAATCGGAAGAAATTACTTTGCTCTATTAAATGGAGCATCGAATACACCAGCTAATACTGGTGGAGTTATTAACCTTACAGAGAAATTTCCTGTACAGGCAAGTGAATTAAAAAGTGCTATTAGCATTGCTGCTGTTGCAGGAGTTGCTGGGTTCTTAACTGTAACTATTGCAGGAACATGGGCTGTAGGCGACCAAGTTAGGTTGACTATAACTTCAAACTTGACTACTCGTCAACAATGGAGAAAATCTTATGTTCATACTGTATTAGCTGGTGCTACAAGTGTAACTGATGTTGCTACTGCATTAAGAAAGTTAGTTGAAGCAGATATTTCTGCAACTGCTCCTTATGCTTCTGCTTCAAATGTTGCAGGTGTAATAACAATTACTCAGTTAGATGATGATAAACAAGGTCTTGTTGGATATGTTTATACTGATTCTGCTGCAGGTACAATTGTAAACGTGCCAACTGCTACAGTTATTTCAGAAGGGCAACCATCTGACTTAGTTGATAGAGGTATTCCTGCAGGAGATATTACTCTTGCATCTTACACTACTGTAAGATTAGAGTTCCACTCTGAGGCTGCTGTACCTTTCATTGACTCTGTAGGAGCAAACTCTAAAGAAATCTATTGGTATGGAACACCAGCACAAGCTGCTGCATTAGTTGCTTTAATACCTTAATAAATTTTTTGAGAACATATTAAAGGGTAGTGGTTTTTAAAGCTACTACCCTTTTTTTTTATATCTTTACATTATGGCAACACTCGAACAATATGCATACAATATTAGAAACATTGCTCGTGGAGGGCAAGGTAATTCTGATGATGATAAAATAAGTATTAAGCAAATAAAATTTTGGATAAATGGATATAGGGCTTCTGGGATATTCCAAGCTACTGACTATGGAAAAGACATAGATCCACAATTATTACAAGATTTAGGTGTAGTTCCTTTAGTTGAGGTAGATGCTGCTGATAGTAATTGTCCTAATGTAGAATGGGGATGTACTGTTAAAAAAGTAGAAATACCAAAACTTATTGACTTACCAAATTTAAGAGCGCTTGATTATGTAGGTAAGATTAATAAGCAATCTGAATTTATTGTTAATTATCCAAATGTAGCTTCTTACAAAAGAGATACGAAATTTGGTAAATTATCTTCTCGTGTTTATTTAATAGGAAGTACTCTTTATTTTATAATGAGTAAGAATGACCAATGTTTAGAGTATGTTAATATTCGTGGAATATTTGAGGAACCAGAAAAAGTATTTGGATATTCAACAGAGGGTTGTAAGCCTAAGTGTTTTAATTCTGCTGTAGACCAATATCCTATGCCATTAAGATTATATGAGTTTGTTTTAAAGAGTATTTTAGTTAATGAATTAAATTGGACTGAACAAGCTGCAAATGATGAATTAAATAACGGAAGAAAAGATAATGCAAAAATTGGATAATCATGGTAGATACACTTTGTATGGTGTATTCTTAGAATGTAAGGATGATATAGAGTATGGCTTAAAGATTTTGCCTAAAGGTGCAAGAAAGTCAAAGATGATAAACTATAGAACATTTGCATTAGTTATTCATTTGTATTTAAAGAAAGCTTTTTTTCTGTTGGTTAATGGTTACAGTGTTCCATTATTAAATAAGTTTGGAATACTTAATGTGGTTAAGACAAAATGTATTAGGTATAATCCTATCAAGATTTCAGTGTTTAGAAATAATGATGGTAAAATAACAAGTAAAAGGGAAATATTTAAGAGAAAGTCAGGTTATTGGTATTTTGTATTTTGGGATGCACCAAAATCTTTAAGACATTATCGGTTTGATATAAACATAAAATACAAATGGGAATACATGAAAAAAGTTGAAGAAGGGTTTGATTACCTTGATTATACTTTAGATAAATACGGAAGGAATGCTTCTATAGATTACATACAACATATAAAATAAGTTATGAGTGATTCAGTTAAAAAAGTTTCTTTAAATCAAATAATAGGTAACGTAATTGGTAACTTAGGTTTGAAGAATACAAATAATCTTAAAGATGATTTTGCACGTTGGGCTTGTGAAGCTGAAAACAAAATTGGCTCTACATCTTCGTATAGAAGATTTGAATGTGAATTAGTTGTTAAGAATAGAAAAGCTACATTACCACCTAATTTTGTTTATCTAAACGCAATGAAGGTTGGTAATCAATTTATACCAATTACTAAACGTTCATTTAGAATGTTTAATAAAGGACCAGAAATACAAGCACCAACTCAAAATTCGAGTATATCAAATCCATCAACAATATCTTGTAATAATGTTATTGGGGTTCCTTTAGTTATAGCTGTAAATTTATCGGGTGCTTTTATGTCTGGAGATTTAATTAATATTACAATTACTCATAATAATTGTGGTGCAATATCATCAAATACTTTTAATTATGTTGTTACTATTGGTCAATCTTTATCTGATATAGCTTTAGCAATAACAACACAAATAAACGCAATAACTAATTTAGGTTATTCAGCAACACCTGGTAATGATCAATTATTTATAACTGGCGATAGTCCTGAAAATAATTTTCAAGTAACATTGTACACTGATTCAGCTACAGGTTTCTTATCTCAGAGTGTTACTCAAAAAAGAGTACCTACGAAAAAAGAAACAAACACTGTAACCAAAGGAAGTAGTATTCAAACTCATTCCAATAACCTTGCAAGTCCTGCTGTTGAAAATTTAAATACTGGTATTAATGCACAAGGAGTTAGTGGTATTTATGGGTACTCTTATAATTATGATGATAATATTAATGCAAGCGTATTCTCAATAGATAATGGATGTATTAATTTCAATGCGGTTGATGATACAAGAATAGGTATTTCATATATGGGAATTGATTTAGATGAAGATGGATGGCCGATGATTTCAGAAATACATGAAGACGCCGTAACTCATTACATTATGTATATGTATAAGAGTATTGATTTTTATAATGATAAGATGTCTGTTGGTGCTTTTGATAGGCTTGAAAGAAGATGGTTTGATTTATGTGGTCAAGCAAGAGGTGATGATGAATTACCTAATTCAGAAGAATTAAAATATTTATCGAATATGTGGATGCAATTAGTTCCACTTCCATCTAAAGAAATATTCTAATTATGCAAGGTAAAAAAGTTGTAAATGGTTTAAATGGTGGTATGTCATTAGATATGGATGTTCAGCATCTTAATAATGATACGTACAGATATTCTATGAATGGTAATATTATCTTTAACAAAGATGGTACTTACTCGTGGAAAACACCTAAAGGAAATGCTATTTCAGTAAATATACAACCAAATAATGGTAGCAGCATTTCTCCTTATAAATTATTAGGAAGTACTGGGAGTGATGATTTGACTGTATTGTTTTTATATGATGAAGTTAATAATGATTCTGAAATAGGATTGTTTACAATAAGCCCTAATGGTCAAGGTATTTATAAAACTTTATTTAATGATATTAATGATCCAAATGGAGATAAGTTAAACTTCAATCTTAAAAATCAAATTAGAGCTGAATATTTATTTGAAAATCCAAATACAATAAGAGTTTATTGGGTAGATGGAGTTGAACCAGACAGTAATCAGCCAAGAGTTTTTACTTTTAAGTATGATGGTGTTGGTAATTTAAATGATGCTAATTCATATTTACCTGTTACTACATCTGTTCACGCTATAGATACGCAGGCTAATTTTTCTATGGGGTTAATAAAATACGTATCAAGTGTTGGTGGTGGTTTGCTTTCAGGTATTTATCAATATACATATAGGCTTCAAACTAATGATGGTTATTTAACGCCATGGTATCCTGCAACAAAAAGAATAATAGTTTCGGCTTCTGCAAAAAATGCAACAAATGATTCATTATACGAGTATAGCAACTCTGGACTACAAACTTCTATTGGGAATTTAATAGAGATAAAAGGTATTGATCAAAAGTTTGATAAAATTGATGTAGCTTATTTATATTCAGAAACAGAAAACATAGTTTCAGAAGCTAAGATATTTGCACAACAAGATATTAGTTCTGATGTAATGACATTTGAGAATACTGCTAATATTGGAGAACCTTTGATAGTAGAAGAAATACCTGCTATATATCAAGGTTTAAGGGCAGCTAAAACACTTAATGTAAAAGATAGTACATTATACTTCGGGAATGTTAAAGAGGGTGTTATACTTGATTTTGATATTGAAAACATATTGACAAACTTTGATGTAAAACCAAAGTTCAGAGATATGTTGTCTGATGAAAAGCAAGAATCAGTAACTACTTCTCCATTAGCAACAAATACTACTAAATCAAATTTAACAACAAGACGTAGATTGCATAATGCGACTGGTGGTGATGAGTTTTATATTATAAACAATGATTACCAAAATTACAATGGAACACAAATAGACCATATGTATGCTGGTTATTGGAGAGGTGAAACATATCGTTTTGCAATTGTTGTTTATGATAAATTAGGATTTCAAACTTTTGCATATCATTTATGTGATATTAAAATGCCAGATCAATATGATAATGCTTATAGTTGGTCAAGAGTTAAAGAAGATGGTTCAATAGTTACTGGTGGTGGAACTTTACCTGAAGCTGCATGGTTGACAAATAACTATGAAGAATATATTTCTGATTCAGTTATTTATGGAGAAACAAGAGGAAGCAGACTATACTCTCATTTAAGAATAATGGGTGTAGAGGTTAGTGGTATTGATATGTCAAGTATTAAAGATGATATTTCTGGATTTAAAATAGTTAGGACAGAGCTTGATAAAACAATTTTAGCACAAGGATTATTAACTCCTAATGTTGAGGATGGTGGAATTGTTTATCCATTACCTTCAAATGCTCAGTCATTTTATTTGTTAAACAATTTTAATAATGGTCAAAAAATTCCTAACAACCAACCAATGTCTTCAGTAAGATATTATGGCATGTTAGATAATGATGGACCGTTTCCTTCTGAATACAGAATAAAGCCACAAATTCATTCTTTTTATTCACCTGAATTACAATTAACATTAAATATACCAACATTACAATCTAATGATGTTTTAGATATTGTAGGTGGATGTTGGGGTTCTGCAGCTGATGGTTCGTATGCTCATAATTTTATACAAACAGACCATGCATATACTAAGTATTATTATACAAAAAATACATTTCATTTTAATTCAGAATATCCTTACCCTCATTATGGGGATAAAATAAATATGCTTAACATTACTTCTCTTAACATTGGTGAGGTAGTTCCTTCGTTACCAATTTTTGGTAATGAATATAAGAATTGGAATAAAGTTGCTATTCCTTCTGGTGTTAATAATATATTTAATTTTTCATCTAATTTTAGATTAGACAATAATGGGAAACAACAATTGCTAATTGAAGCTGATAATATATTTGCATCGGGTAATTGGTACACTCCTGTTCAAAGTAGATATTTACAAAATATATATAGAGTAAATTCTGCAACAGATAGATATGGTGGTAACCCTAAATATATGGGTACTTTTATTGTTAATTATAAAAGGCCAAATACTGATCCTTATGGTGGTTTAACAACCACATCATTAGAACAGACAATATATTTTTCTACCGGTCATTTTCAACCGATTAACAACCCTTTATTTCCAACACCTGCTAATTTTGTTTTTGATGAAATAGAAGTTTATGGTGGAGATTGTTATTTAGATTATTTTACAGAATTAAAGTTATATCCTGATTCAGAAGATAATACGCCTAATCCTGGAAATTCTTATGATGATTATGCTTGTGGTGTTTCATTTCCAATAGAAGCAAGTATAAATCATACATTAAGATACTCTCCTTCAAGTCCAAAAGCATTATATGCTAATGTTGGTTCTCGTAGTTCTAAGCAATTACATGGTGGAGTTTCTACTAATTTTCCTAATGGTTTATATACTGATTTTGATGGTGGAACTGCTGCACTTGAAGATTTTAATATAAATTCAGTTTTATATTTTGAAGAACTTACTTTCTTCTATAATTCAAAGCCAATTGAATTTCAAGATAATACACATTATCCTGTTAGGTGGAGATATACTCCAGAGAAATTTTATGGAGATCCAATAGATACTTGGAGAATATTTCAAGCAAATGATTATAGAGATTTAAATGGTGTCTATGGTCCAGTTACAAGTAGTGTTTACTTAATGAATCAAATATATTCTTTTCAAGAAAGTGCTTTTGGTAGATTAAGAGCTTCTGATAGGGCGTTAATTGAATCGCAACAAGGCGGTACTTTAACTACTGGTGTAGGAGATAAATTAGATGGTGTAGATTATATATCTACTGAATTTGGTAATCAACATCAATGGAGTTTATTTACTTCTGATACATCTGCTTATTGGGTAGACAATAACAAAGCTAAGATAATGAGGTTTGGTCAAGATGGTAAAATGGCTATGTCTGATTTAAAAGGTGTTCATCAATTTGTAGGGCATGAATCTTCATTCTTTTATAATAATGATAACCCTGTTCAGAATAATGGTATTACTGGTGTTTATGATTATGATAATAATGCAGCTTTATTTATTTTCAAAAGAGATAGAACAAGAATAAGTAATTCAGCATCAGAGGATATTGTAATTAATTCAAGAAGTATAAGTGCTAATAATGTAGATAACTATGTAGTAGAGGAAGGAGATACTGCAATTGTAAATTGGCAATATAGTTTAAGCACTACAAATGGAATTGTAATACCTTTTAATACCGATTCAAGTTTAGGCGAAAACACTAATAAGTATTTTTATTTATACAACAATGGAAGTCCTGTAAATGTTTTTAGTGAAATAAACGGAGTTAAAACTCTACTATTTACAGCTGCTTCTCAACAATGTTATTCTTTATTCAGAATGAACATAAATAACAATTGGGAATATGTTCCTGTTACAATAGATGAAGTTCCCGATCAAAGAGCTACTGTTGTTTATAGTGAAATGGGAGATAATTATTTTACATTTAATTCTATAAATCCATCAATAGTTTTATCTCATAAGAATAAAATTCTTTCTGCAGATTATTCTAATCCAAACTATACACCTAATAGTTTGTATATTGATAAAATGGGAACTAAAGGTCAAACTTACAATGCTACTCGTAGGTCTATAATTGATATACCTATAAATGAAGAAGCATTACTTCCAAAAGTTTTTGATTCAATTAGAGTTAATTGTAATAAGTATTTTAAAAATAAATTAATAGAAGTAATTTTAACAACTGATAATCAATATGCAAGAATAGATATGACGTCTGACAATAGACCTAAATATCTTGAAGATGTTTTGAGATTCCCATTAAGAGGAACTAATCAGCAAAGTAGAATGAGAGGAAAGCATTTAATTGTTAGGCTTGTTATTGATAATACAAACAATCAAGATGATATGTTAACAAACATATTGACTATATTTAGAAATTCAAATAGATACTAATATGGCTTTATTTAGAGAAACAAACGAACTTAGTAGGCAAAACCTTAGAAGAAAACCATTTAGTAAAACTACTGGAATAAGAAAGTTTGGTTTAAATATAATGGGGTATAATGATGATGGAACTAAGAATGCTTGGGGAAATATTAATCCTATGAATATTGCTGCACCTGGTCTTTCTCATGCTTATGCAGAAGGACTTGCAAGTGGAGATACTAAAGAAGTGTTAAAAGAAAATCGAAGTGAGGCTATAGGCTCTCAATTAGCATCTTTAAAATTAGCTTCAAACTTTATTCCTGGTGTTGGTTTAGCAGGTAGAATCGGAATGAGTGCTGGACTTGGTGTGGCGAGTAATTTAAACAAAAATCAACAAGTTGAAGAAGCTGTTAAAAATACAGAAGCGTTTGAACAAAGTGGTTCAGCTATTGTAAACGAAGCATTAAGAAGTCAATCTATGGATATTGCTAAAGATGAATTAAATACTGCTATGGATGCTTCAACAATAATGGATGAAGTTGATGAGGTTGCTGTTGATGATTATGCTAACTACACAGCAGGAACAGATGGTGGTGGTGTAACGAAGGGAGTTGGTGGTGCTGCAAAAGGTGCAAAATTAGCTAAAGGATTGGGTACTGCTGCAAATATTGCTGCAATAGGTAGTGATGTTTTTGGAATGGTTGGAGCTCAAAAGAATTATAATCAAGGGCTTAAAAAATCTAAGAAAAACTTAATGAAAAAGAAACAAAATCCTAATACAACTTTTAACTATTTATAATGGCTGATAAGTTAAGTAAAAAAGAGTTTTATGCTAAATACTACCCTATGGTTAAGGATAGTGTTAAGGGTACTCCATTACATCCTGAAACTGTTATTGCTCAAATGGCAATTGAAAGTGGTTGGGGTGGTAGTGGTTTAACTTCTAAGTATAATAATTTTTTTGGTGTCAAAGGAAAAGGAACTCCAAAATTATTAACTGAAGAAGAAAGAGGTGGTAAGAGAGAATCTGAAAAAGCAAGTTTCAGGTCTTATGATTCAGCAGAAGATAGTATAAAAGACTACGTAAAACTACTTACAACAGATAGTAGGTATAAAGACGTATTGAAAGCAAAAACACCAGAGGAACAAGCTTTAGCGATAGGTAAGACACCTTATTCTACATCTTCTACTTATGGTCAAACAATATTAAGTACTGTAAAAGCTAATAAATCATTAGCTGGAAATAAACAAACTACTATGGCGAAAAATGGTAAAAATCTTAATGATATAATTAAGAATAAAAAATCTAAAGTAGAATACTTAAAGAATAGATTTGGAGAAGATTCTGAGGAATATAAATCAGAAAAAAATAAATTAGACTTAATTGTTGCGAAAGATGTTTATGATAAGCAATCTTTAAGACAAGAAGATATTAATAGTAGATTAGAAGTAGCAGAAAAAAGTGGTAATTGGGATGAGGCAAATAAAATAGCTACGGAACTAAAAGATTTTGAATCCAATAAAATAGATTTTACCAAAACAAAAGATACATTAAAATCAATTAGTAATGAATCTATTGATAAAGATGGAAAGATACATGGTTTTGGTTCAAGGGTTGTTGGTTATGGTAAAGAATCTGATTTAGATTTTGATAAAATATATTCTCAATATGATTCATACAAT